GGGCTTCACATGACCAAGGAGGTTCAGCTGGAAATGGTGAAGGCACAGCCATTACAACAAGTTCTTGTTTTGGAACACCAGGACCAAGTGGTTCTTTAAGATATTATGCAGGAGGAGGCGCAGGAGGCGCTGATCAACGAGGCGGCGGAAACCCAGGATCTCAACCTGGAATAGGTGGAGGAGGCGCAGGAAACAGTCCTTCTTCAGGCGGAACCGCCAATACTGGTGGAGGCGCAGGAGGCGGTGAAAACCAAGGACCTGTAACTGGTGGATCTGGTATTGTAATAGTGAGGTATCAATTTAAAAAATAATTATGGCACACTTTGCAAAAATAAATGATAATAACGTTGTTCTAACAATTCTCGTAGTAGCTGATAAAGATACAAGTAATAGTGAAGGAGTAGAAACAGAAAGCATTGGTCAAGCATTTTTAGAAAAAATTGCTAATTGGCCTGCTGATAAATGGATTCAAACATCTTACAACACAATTTACAACACACATAGATTAGGCGGAACTCCGTTTAGAGGAAACTATGCAGGCGTAGGATATACGTGGGATGAGGCTAATCAAATATTTTGGCGTCCACAACCTTATCCAAGTTGGGTTAAAAATACTACAACCGCAAATTGGGATGCACCCCACAATAATAAACCAGAATTAGATACGACACAGGAAAGTCAGAATGCTGCTAAAACTCATGATTGGATTCATAAGTGGGATGAAGATGCTTATCAAGCTGATAACAATACAGGATGGGTAATAGTTGATAACGGTACTCCAAACGAGTATCTTTCTCGTGCATAAACTGTTTCGTTTCTTAAAAAGAAATGAAGAAATTAATTAATAAGAAAGTATTAAGTGAAACATCTCTATATTATGGTGATGTAAAATTACCATCAGATTGGAAAATAGATAGAGATCAATTTTTACTTCATGAAGTTTATGCTGATACAAAAAACCAAGATTTTATAACTTGTCCACCTTTTGATATTCTTAATTCATATATTATAGAACACTGTTTTGTTGAATATGATTTAGTTGTAGAAAATATTAAAAGTTGGGGAACTGAGTATAATCCATTAGAAACTTCAAAACCTTTTTGTCATGTTGATTATGATGACATATTAAAATCACCTGATTATATCTTATTATATGGTGTTAGAGCAGAGGATTGTACTGTAAGAATAAAATATAAACAGAATAAATATTTAGATAAACAATGGAATATAACTTTAGAAAATAATAAATTTATTATGTTTCCTTCCTCATGTATGTATTACATAGAAAATAAACAAAAAGAAAAATCAAATTTTATACATTGTATAACTTATAAACTTTTATAAATGAATTTAGAAAATAAATATTGGTGTTTTAAATCAGCGTTGTCATCTAGATTTTGTGATGAAGTAATAAAATATGGTTTAAGTCTTAAAGAGTTTAAAGCACGCACCGGAAACAAAAATCAACATTTAAAATCTATACCAAGAAATTCTGATGTTGCTTGGATAAATGAGCCTTGGGTATATAAAGAAATACATCCATACATTCATAGAGCAAATGAAAACGCAGGTTGGAATTTTGATTGGGACTGTTCAGAAGATATTCAATTTACTAAATATAAAATTGGTCAATATTATGATTGGCATTGTGATAGTTGGGAAAAACCTTATGATGATACAAGTCATCCTTTGTTATGTGGTAAAGTTAGAAAGTTATCTATTACATGTCAATTAACAGATGGATCTGAATATGAGGGCGGTGAATTAGAATTTGATTTTAGAAATTATGAGCCTAATAAAAGAGAGGAAAAAAAACACGTAGTTCAAGCAAAAGAAATATTACCTAAAGGTTCTATTATTGTTTTTCCATCACACCTTTGGCACCGAGTAAAACCTGTAACTTCTGGAACTAGATATAGTTTAGTTGCTTGGAATTTAGGAAAACCATTTAAATGAAAATATTAATTGTAGGTGGAGGCACGGCTGGTTTAATAACTGCTTTAATTCTTAAATCAAGGTTTGAATTTATTCAAATAGATATAATAAAATCTGACGAAATAGGTATCATAGGTGTTGGAGAAGGAACCACCGAACACTGGTCTGATTTTATGAAATTTACTAATATTAGTGAAGAAGAATTAATTAAAGAAACTGGCGCTACTATGAAAGGAGGCATTATGTTTAAAAATTGGACTGATCACGATTATTATCACAACACGTATGGATCTTTTGCTAATTTAAAATTTGCTCATTATTTAGGGGGATATGCTTTTGCCGTAGCTAATAAATTAAAATCAAAGGAATATACAGATCCTCATGCATGGAATAATTTAGTAACTCCATCTGATCCAACAAATCAATATCATTTTGATACTTTTAAATTAAATAAATTTTTACTTAAAAAATGTGAAGCAAATAATATTAATATTTACACAGATAAAATTATTAAAGTAAACATAAAACAAGATAATATACAAAGTATTGAAAGTAAAAATAAAAAGTACAAATACGATTTTTATATCGATAGCACAGGTTTTAAAAAATTATTGATTTCTAAATTAGGTGCTAAATGGAAATCTTACAAAAAATATTTACCTATGAACGAAGCCATAGCTTTTCCTACAGAAGATACATTAGAATACACACCTTACACGACAGCTAAGGCAATGTCTTCGGGTTGGATGTGGAGAATACCAACAAATGGACGTTGGGGAAACGGTTATGTTTTTAATAATAAATACATAAATGCAGATCAAGCAAAACAAGAGTGTGAAGATTATTTAGGTCAAAAAATAAAAATAGGAAAAAATATAAAATTTGAAGCAGGTGCTTTAGATAAAGCCTGGATAGGAAATTGTGTTGCAACAGGTTTAAGTTCTAGTTTTATTGAACCTTTAGAAGCATCTTCTATAGGGACATCTATACAACAAGCTTTTATTTTGATGCATTTAATAATAAATTATAATCAAACAGACATAGATTTATACAATAAAAAATTTAAAATAATTGTAGAAAATATTAGAGACTTTGTTTTATTACATTATTTAACAAATAAAAGAGATAGTAAATTTTGGAAAGATTATAAATGTAACTTACCCGAGAGTTTAAAACATAATTTAAAAACATGGAAAAAGAGGCTTCCAATAAAAGAAGATTTTAACTGTGAGTATAATTTATTTAAGTCTGAAAATTTTTCAATAATATTAAAAGAATTAAATTTATTTGATATAAAATTAATAAAAAAAGAATTTGATAATTTGTCAAAAAAGTATAAAAATTATTTATACGACAGAATTAAAAAACAAAAAGAATGGAATAATAAAGTAGAAACAATTAGTCATAAGAAATATATAAAAAATGCATACAACTAATCATTTTGAAACACCTATTTGGGTAGAAGATAAACCAGAATTTATTAAATCATTAAATAAAGCAAGTAATAAATATATTTCGGATGCTCGTAAAAGAGAAAAAGAATATATAAAACAAAATGGTGACTTTGGTAGATCTTATCACTCAACCCCATTGATGAGAGATCCTGATTTTGTAAGTTTTAGAGATTACATTGGACAAAAATCATGGGAATTTTTAGATCACCAAGGTTTTGATATGACACAATACGCAACTATATTTAGTGAAATGTGGGTGCAAGAGTTTGCTAAAAAAGGTGGTGGTCATCACTCAGCACATATACATTGGAATCAACACGTATCAGGTTTTTATTTTTTAAAGTGTAGTGATAAAACTTCTTATCCAAGGTTTCATGAACCAAGAACTGGTGCAAGAGCAACTAAATTAAAAATGAAACCTAACGTTCAACTTGCCCCTGGTTCAGAAATAATTCATTTTAAACCAAAACCAGGATCACTTGTAATATTTCCGGGATACTTAGAACATGAATTTACAGTTGATCATGGCATTGAACCATTTAGATTTATACATTGGAACATACAAGCTGTTCCTAAAGATATGGCTAAAGATGGTAACTAAAATTAATAACATTCTTCCTTTTCAAACCAATAAAGACATTATTAAAATTTTAATAAATGAAGCTAGATGGAAAATAGCAAGCGACACCGGAAGGTTTGAAGGAGAAGAGCGAAACACAGATGTAAATAAAATGTTGGACGAAAATATAAATAACGCAGGTTTTTCTCATGTAACGTTTGATAGAAAATTTAATCTTCGCATCAACACATCACTTAATTTATATGGCGATATTATTTTTTATACGATTAAAAACAAACTTAAAACAATACAAACTTTATACAGGCTTTATTGGAATTATTATGACACTTCTTCAAAAGCTGCTTTGCATAAAGATGAATTAGAAGATGGTTATTATTCTATTATATATAATTTACATACTAATGATGGTGGCACTGAAATAAATAATAAATTTTATCCTAGCATAGAGGGGCAAGCTTTAATTTTTCCTAGTAATGTTTGGCACAAAGGTATAGCTAGCACTAAGTCCAAACATAGATTTAACTTAAATATGATTGTAAAATGACTATTAAAATAATAGATAATTTTTTACCAAAGAAAGAATTTAATCAAATACAAAATACTTTAATGAGTGATCAATTTCCTTGGTTTTATCATGACTATGTATCTAAACCTTCAGAAAAAAATAAATTTTATTTTAATCACAATTTTTATAATGACCTTCAACCACAAAGTAGCTTTTTTAATTTATGGGTAAATACATTAAACAAATTACAAATTAAAAGTTTAATTAGAATAAAAGGCAATCTTCACACAAAAGCTGAAAAAATGATGTATAATAATTTTCATTATGATTTGCCTTTTAATCATAAAGGTTGTATTATGTATATAAACAACAATAATGGTTGCACATATTTTAAAGAAGGAGAGACAGCAGTAGAACCGAAAGAGAATAGAGTTGTTTTATTTGATCCAAGTATAGAGCATAAAAGCTCTAGATGTAGTGATAGTAAAATTAGGATAACTATAAACTTTAATTATTTTTAATGAGCTTTAAAAAAAATAAATACGTAATTATCAAAAATGCTATTAAAAAAGATTTAGCAACATTTATTGCTAATTATTTTTTATTAAAAAGACAGGTAGCTAGAACTTTTTTTGATACAGGATACATATCACCTTTTACAAATGAATGGGGTGTTTGGAGCGATTCACAAGTGCCTAATACATATTCACATTATTCTGATATAGCAATGGAAACTTTATTGTTGTTATGTCAACCTATAATGGAAAAAGCAACAGGATTAAAATTAGATCCTAATTATTCATATGCTAGAATATATAAAAAAGGTGACATATTAAAAAAACATAAAGATAGATTTAGTTGGTGATAAATGGCCCATATATCTTAAATCAAATAATAAAAAAATTAAAGTAGATTTAAATCCAGGGGATATGTTAGTTTATAGAGGATGTGATTTAGAACACTGGCGAGAAGTTTTTAAAGGTAAAGATTGTATACAGGTCTTTTTACACTACAATAATTGTAAAACACCTGGGGCTGATAAAAACATATTTGATAGACGTAAACACTTGGGATTACCTTCATGGTTTAAAAGAAGTGAATGAAAATAAAATATGAAATAACTCCTGCATTTAAAATAGAATTTTTTAAAATAAAATGTTGTGATTTTAAAAATAAAAGAGAACACATAGAAGAAATATTAAAACAATATCCAGAGATGCCTATTAGTAATTTTAATAGTAATAGAAACAAAGCTGATTTTACTTGGCAATTAAAAGAAATATTTAAAGATGAATTTAGTTTAATAAAAGCTAGATACAATAAAGGGATAAATATTAAACATGCCTGGTCTGTAACTTATAATAAAGGTGATTATCACATTCCTCACAATCACAGTTCTCAAGGTTATTCTGGTATTATTTATTTAAGAATGAAAAAAGATTCTCCTAAAACAAATTATATACAACCTTGGAATAGTGAAAAAGATATGACTAGATCTTATAGTCCCTCTGTAGAGGAAGGTGATATAATGATAGTGCCTCAATTTCTATTACATTATACTGAGCCAAATAAGCTTAAGTTTAAAAAAAGGATTATTTCTTTTGATTTTTTCTTAAAATAGTTTTACTGTAATAGTATGCTACAAAAAATAGGATTTCAACCGGGCATTAATAAACAAATCTCAGAAACCACAGCAGAAGGACAGTGGGTTGACTGCGATAATGTTAGATTTAGATATGGATCTCCTGAAAAAATAGGGGGATGGAATCAATTAGGCACTGTAAATGAAAATGAACTTACGGGAGCTGGACGGGGTCTTCATCATTTTGTTAACAGTTTAGGTAGAAGATACGCTATTATTGGCACAAATAGAATTTTATATGCTTTTTCTGGAGGTGTGTTTTATGACAT